GAACTTCTGATAGTAATCGCTATCCTGAATGACCTGTCTACTATCATTAAGGAATCCACTTACGTCATCCCATCCGTTTTCAAACCTAGATGTGGCATCAACGTCATAATTTGCTGCAAATCTGATGGCAGAAGAAATAGTTCCTCTAGAACCAGAAGACTGACCTTCGACGATATGGCCTTCTGTGAACTCTTTACTAGTTCTTACTTTCAGATATCCATTTGCGCCATCCCAAGACTCAACAACACCCGTCATAGTGGAATCGTCTAAGCAAATAATATCTTCTCCAGCAATAAATCCAGTTGAAGTCAACGCAACATCAAATGTTGGGAAGTGCTTTTCTGGAATAATTCTTCCTGCAGATTTCAGACTATTAAATGTACCTGGCGCTTCTCCATCTTCAAGGAACTCCGAAAGATTGAATGCCATTGTGCCAATTCCACCCACATTCGCATCAACTGCAGTAAGAGTGAATAGTTTATAGTTATAGTCTTCACTGTTGTATCCTTTTCCAGTAGGAATAAATTGTATAGCACCTTGGACAGTAGAAGCAATACCAACATTGGTGCTTTCTACCATAACTTTATCGCCAACTTCAAATGGGAAGGTATTGGCAGTAGTAAACCCAGTATTCAGGGTTACATAAACATCTTTGGTTGAAGAGTTGTATGATAAGGAAGAAATGCCAACTCCATTAGTATTTCCAGTTGGAAGTAAGGTTGGTTCTACAGGAGTAATGCCAAATGTGTTTCTTATAATCGTGAGTTGATTAGTTCCAAACTTGAATTCAAGATCAACTTCTGTCGATTGTTCTCCAGTTTCTCCATCAAAGAGAAGAACTTTTGGAGCAATAGATCCATAACCATAACCATAAGAAGTAACTCCAACGTTATCAAGAATTGCAAGTTTGTCAATCTTAAGAATTTCGGGAAGTTTGGCACTTGGTCTCAGAGTCTTATCATATGGATAGTCAAATCCAATACTTCTTAATCTAGTTCTCTGAACTACACCGATTGTATCACTAGAAATTTCAAATGCAGCATTTGAACCGATTCCAGTAGTAACACTAGAGATTCTTGGGAGTTTCTTATAGTTTACTCCGCCATTGAAAGTTCTAAGTTCTGCAATAGATCCAATTCCAGTTCTAGATGATGTGATATAATTGATCAATCCATTTGTAGAAGTATATGAACTCTTTTCTGGAGCTTCTGGTATGAAATACTGGAATTCTGTAGGAGTAGTGACAGAGACTTTATACTTTCCAGAATATTCGCTATTAAGTACCTGAAGTTGGTTATAATTGTAAATCAACTTATCACAAATAACCTCAGACTTCCTGGTTGGTAAGGTATCATTGTTAATTGGAACCAAAGTGTAGTAAAGTACCTTTGGAGTTTCTTCTCTAAGAGTCAGAGTCACTTTACCATCAAGACCAACAGTTCCTGTTGCAACAACATCAAAGTCTTCAGTGGTTTCGGGTTTGTTGTACTCTGTTGTGAATCTTTCATCAATAAAGATACCCAACTTAAACGCAGGATACTGAATGCTGTTTGACGTGAAAGAAAGACTTGAATCTGACATGTCAAACTCTACAGACTGATCCTTGTAAAGTTTAACTGGTGGGTTAATTGGTGAGAATGTAGAATCCTGCGCCTCAGAAATGTTCAATACAGTTGGAACATTCTTTGTAGCAGTTTCATAAGTAGATGCTAACTGAATAGTATCTTTATCATTGATAATTGCATAGTAAATTGCCTGATTAGTCAATCCGCCTGCTGGAGTTGTTGCAGAATAGATTAATGCTTGACCTTCGTCATAACCATGATCGGCAATTGTAATTTTATTGGTAGTAGTTGAGATGCCAGCAGCAAGGACATCTTTTTTGTTAATAACTACTCTTCTATTGAAGTCATTGTAAGATACTGCTACGGTAGCAGCAATAGAAGGTCTTACGTCAACGAAAACAGTGTCTGTTGCTTGAAGTCCGTGAGTGGATGAAGTTGCAACCGTTACGACGTTCTTAGAAGAGGTTACTGTAATCACATTTGGATAAACTGTAGTGAAACTATGGTTCAGTCCAGTTCCAACACCAGTGAAGAACACTGTGCTTTGGGATGACGTTGTAGTTCCAACTCCAACGAATGTTCCTGTAGAACCAAGACCAACTTTGACAGTTCCAATACCAATAAAGTCGTCTGTCAGTCTTGCAACAAAGACTCTCTGACCATCTTGAAGTGTAGATGCGACTCCGACGTTGTTTGGTTCGTTGTAAACGATACCAGCACCGCCATTCAAGTTATATTCCAGTTCATCGCCAGTCTTCAGTCCATGTCCTGGAATATAAAGACTCTTGGCAGGAGCAAATACATTTGTAGCGCCAGATCCAGGATTTACAAATACGATTGTTGTTCCTACGCCAACTGCCGTTCCAATAGCAACAGCATTTTGTGGGTCAAAATACAATTCTCTATTACGCTGGAAATCAAAGGTCGTTTTAAATCCAATTGTAGCACTGAACTTTCTAGCATCCTCATTTCCAAGAGCGCCTGCAGTATGTGCTGCTCCAGTTGTACTAGCAACCTCTCTCAGAACTCTAAGTCTACTTGATATTCTGTCAATATTGAGAACCTTGACTTTTTCATCATCTACCTCAAAGATATCATTCTCTTCAATGCCATCAAGTCCATTTGCATAGATTGGGAAGTAAGTTACGATTCCTGTTGCCCCAACTGTTCCAATAGCAGATCTCAAAGCAAAAGATCTTGTGGAAATACCAACTCTGTAGACACCAGCAAGGTCAACTTTTGAAGTGCTTACTCCACTAATTGAAACAAGTTCAGATTTAGTATATCCATGAGGATCTGCTGCATAAAGTAAGTATTCTCCTGCTCCTACAGGAACAACCTCAACATTATTTGTCTCAGTAGTTGCACAACTAATCTGCGATACTTCTTTACCACCAACTTTAGATACTCTGATGTCAACACCAAATCCATCGGTCCCTGCCTCTTGGAAAACCAGAGCATCATCTACCTTATAGTTTCTTCCGCCAGTTAAAATACCAACATAATCAATAGAACCAGGTGAAGCATAGGTAACTTCCGAAATCTGGTTGTTACTGAGTTTGTATGGTCTTTCAACATACTGGTATGATGCAATATCTTCATCCAGATTGTAATACTTGGTGTTTCTTATCCAACCATTTGCCTGAATGTCATAAGAATCCTGATTGGAAGATTTTTTGTAATTAAAAGGACAAGGAACGGAATGTAAAGACTTACCAATCAAATATGGGAACTGTGGTTCTTTGTATTTTGCAAAAGGACCTTGGGAATTGGTGGTCTCTGCTAATGTTGAGAAATAAGCGTATGTTCCATTTGGAAAATCTGGAGTTACGCAATATCTGCCATTATTTTCATCAAGAACTCTATCATCGGAAGATGCGATGTAAGTATAGTCTTCTATAAAGAATCCAGCGGGATAGATTGAGAGGGGTGGTCTATTAGGTTGAATTGACAACTCATACCCAGATCTCATCTGAGCAACAATGCCACCAGACTTGTTAATATAACCAAATGGTCCATAAATTGGATTGCCATCATAGGCCCATCCAATAATTGCAGAGTGGTTCTTTGACGTTAGTTTTTCTGCACCATTTTCAAGAGCAAGATCTGTATTATTATACAGAGTTACCGCATCCAATGTTTTTGTATACAGTTTCTGTCTTAAAAGTCTAGGACTATACAAATGGACATACTGAATGCCATAATCAGAATCAAGAGAACTATCTACAAATCCATCATCGGATTCTACGTTTACAATATGTTTCTGATAATTGTTTATGTTCCAAGTTTGAAGAACTGGTTCAAAGAGAACACCTTCTCCAGGATATGTTACAGCGATAGATGTTTCTCCAGCGATATAACCAGATCCTTTGTTGAGAATATTAACTCTAGTAATTTGACCTCCAGAAATCTCTGGAACTAAAACACAAGCAGATCCACTATCAGATACTACATCAACTCTTGGAATAGCATTGATGTTTTTACCACCATTTTGAACGATTACTTGAATAATCTGACCATTGGCATCAACCACTGGGTCTAATTGTGCAGCCGATCCAGTTTGAACGATTACCTCAGGTGTGCGAATATGATTGATAACTTCGGAAGAACCATAACCAACTCCCTTATCTTCCAGGTTTACCGCAGTGATTTCTCCCGTAACAACAGGATTGAATGTCGCTCTATAGTCATCTACAGAAATAGTTCCACCAATACCAATCTGGCCAGAAACTGTTACTGCAATTGCGGGATAATTGAAACTATGAACACCACTATATGGTGTGGTAAGATTTACATATGTTGCTTGTCTATAATTCTTTTCTGGATCACTTGTAGGACCAACTTCGGATAATTGAATGGTGTTGATGTCTACAACATTGACATAGTATTCTGTTCCAGAAGTAAGACCGCCAATAACTGTTTCGCTAGTGGAATATACAATCTTTTCCCCAGAAGAATATCCGTGATCGGTGATTGTAAGACGATTCAGTGCTGTAGATATACCAGAAACTGTTGTCTGGTTTGTTTCATATCCAGTTCCTGGATTTACAACGTTAATTGCACTTATAACTCTCTTAGGATTCTCTGCAAGGAGAGTATGTCTTCCAATACCATATCCAGTCAGTGCTACTGTAGCAATACCTGAAACAGCGTCGTCATATCTATTGTAGAGTTTGACTGTAGTGGCATTTTCGACAGAAACGTAGTACGACGCGCCTGTAACAAGTCCAGTAATACCATCACCGCTATTGGTCTGGTAGATTACCTTATCTTGATCTCTGAATTTGTGATATGTGTTAAACCCAATGCTATTGTCCGTTAAGTTTACCAGATTAAATTTGGCTTCAGCATTAAAGTCTACTGCATGAGTGATAAGTCTAGTATTTACATCCGCAGTGGCACCTTGACCATTACCTCCAGTGATAGTGACAGTGGGAACGTCAACATAGTCAAAACCACCACTAAGGAGATCAATTCTATCAAATGCTCCATTGACTCTGACGTGTCCAGTAGCACCAATACCAGTTACGTCCGAAATTACAAGATTTGGTGGATTAATTACATCATAACCGCCACCAGAACTGTCAACAAAGATTTTTTCTAATTTATTGTAATGAATAAAATCGGTTGACTTATAGTTAAGTACCTCTACACCATCTGCAAGGATAGCATTCTTTGATCCAGGTACAGTTTCAGTTCTATTCAGGTTATTATTCTGCTTAGGAATCTCTCTAAACAGTTTTTGGTTCTCTAGGTCTTTTCCATAAAAATCATAATATACAAGAGTGTTGTCAGTAACAGTGACTGGTTCAGTAGTTATGAACGTGTTGTTATAGAGTTCGGTTCTACTTTTTGCTAACTTAATCTCTGTTGGATCGTTGGTTCTTTTTATGAAATAGATTCCTTCTTCAACAATACCATCTTGGACAACAGTTGTTGTGACAGTATTGCCGTCAATATCCGTAGATGTTGTTGTTATGACCTGTGGTTTGTAATAAACAGGATCACCAGTGTAAAAACCATGATCACCTGTTGATACGATCTTAAAAGTATCTGTTGCAGCAGTTCCTGTTGGTGGGAATGTGCCACTGAAAGTTATAATGGGATGTTTTGTCTGTAATTTAGTGTCAAAGTTTGGAAGGGACGAGGTTGCTACTAAAATGTCGTCTCTTCTTTTATATACGTTCTGTACGTCAGTAACTAAGTTATCTACACCGAAATTTTTGAAGTCTGCTTTTGACAGAACTCTCTTGATGGTCAAAGATGAAGCAGGATAGGAACCAAGATTACCCTGATCGCCAAAAGTAACCTCTTTTGCTCCAGTTACAGAATATATCTTTCCAGTAACATTCAGTCCACCACTTCCAGTGATAGAAATCTTATCTCCAACCTTGAAGATGTGCTCAGACGTTAAAGTTGCTCTATATCTGTAACTAGCAGAATTGATCAGTTCAAGTTTCTCTGCTTTATAACTTGTGGCAGAGTTAAATACCCAAGAATTTGCCGCAACGTCCTTTGCGACAGTACCAAGAGTCTGTACTAGGATGACATCATCCTTTTCGTAATATTTGCTGTTCAACTGCTGCGACATATCTGCCTTAGAGACATTTTTACTTATTTAGTACCCGTATCCACCGCCTCCACCGCCGCCTGTGCTGCCGCCAGATGTGCCACCGCTAGTACCTCCACTAGCGGCACCAGTGCTAGTTGTAGTGCTCGATGTATTGCTGCTAGTTGTCGAAGCAAGTTGTTGTGTTGGGGTTGTAGAGACGGTTGCCGACGCTACACTTGGGTTCCGTAGACTTTCTTCCTTAGTATCGTATATGTATGCATGTGGAGTTCTCACATGTTTCGCTCCAACCATCTTTCTATTCATATGAACATGGAATGGACCATAATATGGATTACCATCTACCCATCCAACCAGTTCTCCAGCATGGAAGTCTGATAAGACATTGGTAATCTTCATTTGTATCACTTCTCCAGTATTCAATGTTACAGAAGCAGAGGTATTGACTCCAACTGGCGTATTATCACTAACTCCATCAGTTAAACCAGAAAGTCCATAGAACTGTGTCAATGATTTTGAGGTATAAGTTACAATTCCAATAGTCCTATCAGCATAAGTGACATTTAATTCACCAGACTTTGGAAATCCTACAGTTGAATCAACATCAAAGGTAGTCGCATCTTCTGCATAATCTCCAATCAGTCTTGTTTTAGGATATGACACAAAAGAACCATACTCTGCACCGTTATATTGAAGATCTCTATTATAGTTGGCGTCAAAACTGACTTTATAATAGTCCGTTGATGCTCCACCAACCAAAATTCTTTCTACACGAACAATTGGGGCATATGATTTGAAGATAGTATCTCCATATGAATTTTGATATAACGTATACCCCTCAATATCTTCAATATTGCCAGCAACTGGTTCTACGATCATATCTCTGGTAATATTATACAGAGAATTTGATGGTGTAAGAAGATTTTCCGATGGTCTGACGATTTCAACGTCCTCGCCATATAATGCCTTGAAAAGAATCTTGAATGATTCGTCTGTTCCCTTTGAAGTATAAAAATCCTTTGCCTGTTTCAGGAAAAGATTCTTATTAAGAGTGCTGAAGAGTTTAGTATCTTCTAATCCAGGGAGAAGTTGATATTTTGCCTTTGTTAAAAACTTAGTAAGGAAACTAACGCTTAAGTTTTCAACAGTATCAAGTTTTGAATGAGTTTCTGCTAGAGTATCAGAAAAAACAAACTGGTCATTGGTCGTATGATGTACATAACCAGACCATCCACGAACACAACCAGTAAATTGATACGTAGACTTTCCTGTATATGTGATTATCTCATTTCCAATCCTAAGAAGACCATACTGATCAGGAAATCCAGCAGTATTGTCTACAGATATGGTAGAAGCACTATCAGTAACGTCAGTTCTCAATCTTGTCGAATTGATTGTAGTCGCATTCGTATTGAGTTTGATATATCTGTCAATATTTTGAATTAAATCAACAGGTGCCCCTTGAAACTCTTGGGACAAGTAATATTGTGATAAAAACTCACCAAGAAGAGGAAACTCATCCCGAACATAGTCGGGAAGTTGGTGTTTTACGATAGTTTTGAATTCTACTCTAGTTTCTGACATTTTATGCTCTTACAAGTAAACCATTATTGAAGTTGTAACTTGACGAAACTGTGTAAGTCGATGCTGATGGGTCTAATCCAGAAGCAATCGTATCATTAACCATCTCAAACACACTATTGTTTACATCAAGTTGAAGGTAAAGGTCTTGAAGACCTACCACGTCATTTGACAGAGGTGCTATTGATATCTGAATGGTTGATTGACCGTCAATAACCTTAAGTGTTGCCTGAATATTGATTGGGAAGAGTGTAAGAACTCCTTTTACGTAATCAATGGAGCCAACGTTTCTTCTTACGATTGTTGGAACCGTAGAAGTGGGACTATCTAAGGTAAAGAGGAACAATGAACCAGATTGTCTATCAGTATTTGGAACATCCCCCAGATATACGGTATTATTAACACCAGCAACTCTAAATCCACTAGAACGGATATTGAATCCATCCATAGAGGAGATGTGGAATTGGTTACCAAACCCTATAGAGTACTCTGCGAGTTGGTTAAGGGCAGCCCTAACGTCTCTACGCATTGCTACAGAGGTAATGTTGGATGTAACCGAATCATGACTATCATCAATCAGTTTTAGGAACCTACTGTACTTGAATCTTGCGCCATACTTATTCATTTCACTTGAATCTGCATAAGCATTCGCATTATTCTGAATAATCGAAGAAACTTCGGATGCAGATGGTGCTTGATTTTTGTTATAGTAGATTTGTGAAGTAGTTTCGAGGTACAAATACTTCAAATCAAGGATTTCTGGAACAATTCCAGCAACCGCATACTTTTTCAGGTCTCTCTTGATGTTTTCCTTGATCAAGTTGGGCAAAAATTCGCCACTTCTGGGTTTAATGCTGATAAAAACCTTACCATACTGTGGTGGAACCAATTCTTCGCCACCAAAAACGGAAATTGACTCAGTTTCTGGATAAATTCTTGCTGGAATCAGCGTTTCATAGTCATTTGCAGTCAATGCACGGTTTTGAGACGCATAAATCCTTGGTGCAAACTTCTTAATTGAGTCAACTTTCTCAATTACGTCTCCACCATCCGATTCAATGTCAGTTGTAAGCAGTGAAATGCCCTGAGTGACCGTATATTCGACTCCATTTCTCACATAAGTCATTCTTCCGTTGAATCTGAATGAACTTACGCCGTTTGAAGCGCCTCCAGTAGTCGTCAAGTAGTCAATATCGACAATATTTCCTTCAGAAAGTGATTTTCCAAAGATTCCGTCACCAAAAATGATCTCATAACGCTCATCTTCAACTTCTTGAAGGAAAAATACTCTAGAATCTGCGTCAATTTCAAACAAACTATCCTGACGAGTGTAAGTTTGTTGTGCAGTGCCACTATTTGTACGTACTCTGACTCTAATTAAGTCAGTATCAGCACCTGCATTGTTAATTAAGAACCTCTGATTGGGATTTCTGGAACTATATGTGTAAGATTCCGTCAAATAGACGCCTTCATAGATTGGAAGGAAGTCAACTGTTGCAATTCCGTCTACAACAGGGATAGTTACGTCGTCTAAAATAGAGAAAATGTATGATTCATTGCCAAAAGTACCAGAAGACGTTGCAATTGGTCCTCTGTTTAGTGTAATTGATACAGGTGCAGGTGTAATTCCTGTTGTATCAACGAAAAAACTAATATAAGCAGTTGCTGCTTTTCTAGATCTAGGGGTATATCCAATATTTCTTGCTAATGCGACCACATTTTCTCTCAATGTGGCACTATCAATGAAGCATTCATTAGACACCATATTCGCATTATATGATGTGATGTAAGTATTATAGGCCAGAACGTCTAAAATACTTGACAGGTTCGATCCTTCAAAGTCATAATCCGTAAAATTAGAATTATTCCTAAGATATTCTCTTAAGGTGGACTTTATCTGGTCGAAATCCAGATTTGCGAAATTTACTAGTGCCATTTATCGAGTCGATTGTAATACAAACTCTAACTGTTGTGCTGGAATACTAATTCCAACAATTCTATAAACAATTAATACGTCAAAAGAGTTATTGTCAAAGTCTGGTTTGACGATAAGATCGTCCAAGATAACTCTAGGTTCAAATCTACGAATGGAATTTGCAATTTCGTCCTTTATTGTAATGGCCGAAATGTTATCAATGTTCTCAAAAAGTGATTTACTTATCTTTGAACCGAAGGTAGGGTTAAAAGGTTTCTCTCCAGGGAAAGTCATCACAATATTACGAACAGATCGCGCTACTGCAGATGCATTCTTAAGAGCAATTGCATCATTAGTCAATGGATGACTTTTAAATGATGCACTTATATCCTTAAAACCCTGACTTACCCCTTCTAAAGGCATTATTTATGTTTGTATAGTATGTTCTGACTTATTTATAGGGGTATCACTCACGGATGATATCTCTTGTCCATACTCCTGGTGAGGCATCACCAGTATCAACTCTCTCCCAGATCTCTTGTTCGACCTTTTTATCCTTCTTTTTGGGTGTCAGATCGTCTTCTGCGATCTCACGAAGCATTTTTTGGTGTTGATGGTTTGCCATGTTGTCTAAAAAATCATTCATTTTCCTCTTGCTCCTTTAATCCTTCTTCTTTCATTCGTTCTTCATCTGCTAATCGCTTGAGTTTCTTCTCAAATTCGATTAATTCTTCAGGTGTCCTCTTCATTGTCCTCCTCTAAATTACGTTCTTTTGCTGTTTTCCAGAAGTATTCGTCTTCACGTCCCATACCAAGACGGTCAAAACCATTCTCAACACTATAATATTGCGTTGATACCTTAAAATCAGGCATCTTTGGATTCTCTGGTGTCAGACTATTGTCAAAAATACGCATTCTATTGTTTGGATAGAGTGCATATTGTCCATTTTCAAGTTCAATTAAGTTATGAGACTTGTGTTCAGCAGGATTTTCACTGGTTGCATAATCAATTGTATCAGGATCCTGGTGATAATTATCAATGGTACAGATATAAGTACCTTTTTGAATCCCATGGTCCCTAGTATATAACTCATAATCCATTGAAC